CATTGGAGTCTGACTTGGATCGCGTATTTCTGACCGGGAAGTTTTCAACCTTGATATCAAAACGAGACATGATTTTTGTAAAATCTTCTTCCAGATTGGAAAAGTCTCCGATAAATTCAACATCGCTATTAATCCAAAATGATTGTATTGGGTCTGCATTTGTTGTCTTTCGCCAAAGCATACAGTCCATAAGGTTATTAAAAGCCGCTTCGTGATCTGTACTATCTAGGATGTGTCTTTTGTAAATTCTGTCCATATTACTATGTACGTTGACTCTATGCCAAAATAAAGAGGTTAGCCAGTCATAAGGACTTCTTAAAAAGATGAAGTGCCACAATTTTAGATCTTTAGTTCTTTTAAATTTTTTCAGACGTTTTTTTACTGTGCTAACCTGTTGATGTGCAGGAAAGTGATTCTTCCCACCTCCATGTTTCCTCCACCATTTCATCCAATCTTGGTATTCTTCGGAATCCTTCCGTCCTACAAACATTTCCGTTTCAGCGTCTCTGGCAAGAGTGCGGACACCTCTTGTTCCAACCCAGTAAATGTCATCTCCTATATTATTTGACATCCAGTTTCCTATGGAGGTGCCTCCCGTTTTTGGGATGTGGTGACACACAAAGCCTTTTGTTTTATGTACCATCGTTACCATTTTAACCTTTCCTTCCACTGTTCGTCTGTTTCATTAAAAAAAAGCTCTATTAACGCAAGGTCGTTAAGTTGGAACCATTCCCTTTTGGTTCTGTCTCTTCCTTGGGCACGGTAAAAATCCATTTTAGTTTTATGATAGAAGTTAACATATTTAAAATGCTGCTCTCCATGAACTTCTACAAACATTTCCCTGTTTGGCACAAATATGTCACATCTAAGTTTGTTGTTTTTATTCGTCGAAGATCCGGGCAGAGAAACCTCTTCCAAGATTACGTCGAATGGAAACAGTTCTTTAATAATGCCCACTGCCCGCTTGTGCAGCTTTGACCTCTTTCCTTTACCGCCCTTCGGTTTCCAGTTGTAATCTTTTCCGTCAAGACCTACAACTTTCATTCTAATCCTTGTGCGGTCATTTTGTTTAAGAGGTTCATAAAATCGGGGTTTTCTGCCATAAAATTATATAGCTTTATCTGTCCTTGGAACTTGAAACCCTTGGTTGACAGTAGTTCTTCTTCATTATCAACATCAATGTCAGGTCTTGCATTTTTTAAGATTTTTTTAAACTCTTTCGAGCAGCCGTCGGACCCAAAAGTAACAAAATCACAAGTACACCATGCTCCACTCTTAGAAACAAGACCAAGATCCATTGCGATTTGGATGTTTTCCTGAACCTTGTCAATTCCTTTTCCGTATCTTATATAACTCTGAACCTGACCGCCCGGAGGTCCGCAGGATGAGCAAACTATCTTCCAGTTTACGATCTGGCCGATTCTTGTACCATTCTCGTCAACCCAACCCTTGATTGCTGGACGGTCCATTCCGCTACCGGCTATTTCCATTCTTGTGTCTGCCTGATACTGAATTTTATTACCGCCGTCAGACATTTTAGCTTTACCAAACCCACCAGTGTTAGCAATATAGTGAGTGATGGCTATTACCAACCCTCTCTGTTTGGGGAGAAGTTGCCCAATCTTTTTAGTGAATATTGATAAAATCTTAGGTAGACCTGCACGTCCCGGACTAAAGTCTCCTTCTATTTCTTTTTGAGGAAGCAGAGAAGAAACCGAGTCGATAATTAGTACGGCTCCAGTATAATCAGGATGGCTCATCATTTTGTAGGCAGCCTCTAAGAAAACTTCTGCCGACAGAGGTTTGTCCACTGGTGCGATCACATGGATTTTAGAAGTGTCAAACCCTTCTACTTGAAAGTTCATGTCTTTCAGTCTGCCCTCTGCGTCCAGATAGATAATAGGACGACCTTCCGCTTGACAATTAGCTGCAATCTGCATTGCCGTAGTTGTTTTACCACTCTTAGGATCTCCTGTAAGCGTTAGCCAGCACCCTTCGCGAACACCACCACCCAGAGCTAGGTCAATAGCGGGACTAATCGAGATCATTCCTAGGTTTTTCTTCTCTTGCAGGACATCAATTCCGCTTTTAATAATATCTCCGTTGTCCTTCAAAATGCTTTTTAAATACTTCGGCTTGGTGGATTTTTGATCACTCTGAAACTTATTGCTGTATTCACTTGTTGCCATCTGCTTTCCTTATTTTTGATAGTAGGCTATTGCTTTTCTTTTTCTTCTTAGATTTGTATTCGCCCTTGGGCAGCTCTACGACTCTTTTCTCTTGTAGCTCTAGAGCGTCTGTTATCTTTTTGGCTTTCTTTATGCCTTCTTCAACAAAGTCTAAGGTTAGTACAAACTTTTTGCTTTTATGTAAAAACCCTAGCGAATAAATGTTTTTACCACTAGGGCTGTTTAGATAATGGAATATAGGTTTTTCTCCATATTTTTTGATCAACTTATTGGCTACTCTTATCTGAATTTTGTAAGAGTCTCCCTTGTTCCAAAACTTGTATGCAAGACTTCCTTTATTTTCTCGCTCGGCCTTTCTAATACAAACCATTTCTGATAGGTACTGGGCGGCAGTGCATGGTTCACCCGTCGATATACTCTTGAACCTTTTGTCGTTTTTCTGACTCATTTTTAAAAATCAATTGTTGGATGTTTGCTTTTGTTAACACTCTCTTGCCACTCAATTCTTCAAACTCATTAAGAGGCCAAACAAACTTTCTGACATCTATGTGGTCACAATTTTTACCAAGAAGCGAGACTGTTAGACTTTGATAGTCTTTAAAGTCGCCATTCATTGACTGTTCTCTGGCTACCCCTCTGACCACAGAAAAACCATCTAGACCGTTAGGTTCATTAAAAAATTCTACGCTTGGGCAGCCAAACATATGCAATTTAATGCTCTTTGGAACTGTGCAGGTTTTATTGCAATGCTTTTCAAACCTTTTCCAAAACCTTTCATATCCCGGTCTTTCATAGTCGGAGTAAATAATGGTCCCATCAGTCATCAACGCTGTCCAGCCCATAATAAGAAGATTGGACAACTGATGCCTGACAAACGGGTCAAAAGAAGTGCATATTCCGTCGTTTAAGAAAATGGAATCACTGTGTTTCATTGTTTAGTTTTTTGGTTTAATTTGGTGAATATGCTGCGAGTATCGTGGACTAACATCTGGTGATTTTCTTTTTGCTCTTGATTCATCAGCGGCCATAGAAGCTGCCTGCGTTCCTATTGTAGAGCGAACCACTCCGTTTTCAGCAACGTTTCTAGCGTATAGAGGATTATCAGGTTTGCTCTCTTGAACTGGCTCCTCCGGCTTTTCCGGGCTAGTGGTTTGTTGGAAGTCTTGCTTTGCAATAAATTTATCAACCATATGGACAGATCTACCTAGCTTATCTGCCATGATAGTCGCGGTCGTGTTGTGGTAATTTTCCACGATATAGGACTTTTCTTTTTTTGAGAGTGGGCCTTTTTTCATTATTTTTTCTCCATTAGTAATCTTCTAGCGAAAGTGTAATCGGTTCGTTTTTTGCTTTTTAGATACTTCATAAAAGCGTTAAAAGTAGTAGCATCGACCTTTCTAAAAGAAAAGGTTGCAAGTCTAGCTTTTCCTATGTCGGCATTGGTATAGTAAGGGTCGATAAGTTCTCCACCAGAGATTCTAACAAAGAACTGATTTGACGTTAGTTCATAATCATAGGTACATGAAACACTTTTTGCAAACGCTCTTCTTTCATCTTCTACTTTGTTGGAGGATTTTCCAAACCATTCAACAAGAGTTTCTGTTGGTTTAGGTATCCCCATGTTATCAAATTCGTTTTCTTGATGTTTATTCATGAAGGTTCTCCAATAGTTTTTTTACTTTTACGATACATTCAGCTTCCGATGCCGCTTTTATCATTATTCTGGCTTTGTCTCTTATTCCAAATTTAGACAGTCTGCCATTGCCAACAACAGATTCTCCAATAATTCCGTTAATATCTATCTCTCTGACTTCTATTTTTAATGTTATTATGGCGGCGTGAGGTCTGCTCTTTGCGGGTTGAGGCTCTTTCTCAACTCTTTTCCGCATCATTTTTGAAAAGGCTGTTTCCTTCATGTTGCTGGCCGCTCCCCTGTTTTAACCCAGTGAGTTTGCTGCTCAGGGGTCATGGAAACAATTGCACGATTTCGCTCTCTTGCAGAGCGTTGCTTATCGTTAAGTTTTGAGTCTACCTTGTCGTTAAATCGTTTCGCCTCTAGCTCATAATTGCCCATTTTTGCTGTGTTTCTTTCTGCTTGCTGTGCTATCGAGGTTGGCTCACCTCTAACAATTATGTTTGGAGCATTGATGAAAATCTTGTTTAGAGTTTGCTGCTCGCAGATAGGACACTTATGAGTTTGTGGAGCGTCGTGTCTCTGAATCATTTCTATGTGATACGAACAAGGTTCACACTCAAAGTCGTATGTTGGCATCTAGTTCCTCATTCCTGTTTAGTAAAAATAGGGGGCACTGTATTATAGATGCAAGCACCC